TTCATCTTCTTTAAGTTTCAATTTCTTCATAGCGACTACGATTGAACTTGCATAGATGAAGCCTTGTCCACCACTGATCTTATCATCAGGGTCAAACATATCTTGTGAAGCATAAGTGTGATTAGTCGCAACTAATCCTACATTATGACTACCAAACATGTTTACACAGTTACGAACAAGTGAAGTCAATGCCTTAGGCTTGCGACCCATATCACCCTTCATATCGCCTGCTTCAAACTGATTGACATCAGTTGGAGTCAGCAACATGCCAAGACTGTCAATGATGAACAATACTTTCGGCTTATCGTCTTGCGGAAGAGTCTTGTAACTCTTCATAAACTCGCTGATAGTTTTAGCAACATCATCAATCATTGCCATGTTAAGTTTAAGCAACTTGCTTTCATCGGTATCGACACCAAGTGCCTTCAACCAATCTTCATCTAGTGCATTCTCAGTATCGACCAATACAACAAAGATACCTTGTTGTTGTGCATGACGAACTAAGTTGCCTGAACAAATGTATGATTTGCCTGAGCCTGATTCGCCGGCAAATACAGTTACCTTACCTAGCGGGACTCCTTTGTTAAAGTCTCCGCTAATAAGATAATTGAGAGCGTGGTTACCGGTACTGACCCAATCAGTAGGATCATTGAAACCAATACTGAGACCTTCAATACTTTTGGTAATATCTTTACGAAATTTGCTAACATCGAATGGTTTTGCCATATTACTTACTACCCTTCAACGTAACAACAATATCTTCACGATTGCTAGCCTTGAGCCAAGTGTTCAAACGTGCTACGATAACATTATCATCTTTGGGGTTATCAAAATTGATATTACAGTCCATGACTGTATCACCGCTATCTGCTTCGCGGCTGCTATAATTGAGAGAAAAACTCTCATTGATTTTAATTGTTTTTGCCATTTTAGTAATCCTCATAATCTCTTTGATAGTCTATCATTAAATGCGATTTTGTCAAGCATTTCTGGACAACTGTCTGCGATACGATCAAGTTCATAGTCATTTGGAAAATGTCTTAATGCACCACGGGCACGGTCACGGACGATGCTCGGCACCCTAGGCGTCTTGCCCGGATCGCATAATTCTTCTAGTAATTTCTTTCCTTGCTTTAGTGCGCGGAATCTTTCGTCTGGTAGTGTCATGGTAGGTCTCCTATGAAAAGAAAGAATGGGGAGGAGTTACCCTCCCCATTTCAAATTAACCCTTCTGTTGACGGCTACGGATCATCGCTAAAATGTCTTGTGCCTTGTCGCTAGAAGTACTCTTAGGAACTACTACTGGATCACTATTCTCTTCTGGTTCATCTTCCTGAACTACTGGCTTCTTGGCAGAAACACTCAATGTAGTAGTCTCAGTAACATGAGGTTCTGCGCTAGCAACACCAGCCGGAGCCTCAAGACCATATGGACGATAGTATGCGCCCCACTTGTCATTGTCATAAGGCTTACCATCTACTGAAGCCTCAAACATTTCTTTGACGACACGCAGTTCGCTTTCGCTAGGCTTCTTGGGTAAGAAGTCTGCAAGATTGAAAAGACCATGTGCTTCGATAGCAGCCTGCTCTGCTTCAGTCAACGGAGTCTCTTTGCGAGCCCAGTTGCTAGTAGAGTAATCAGCATAACCACCCTTGCTGGTCTTCTTAACGTTGAAATCAGTACCATTCAAGAAATCAGTTGGGATGTTTTCCATATCTGGATCCATCAAACTTGACTTGATGATAGTAAAAATTTGTGGGCTGATAACGAATCTACGAATCGGATTCGCAGGAGTCGCATCATTGCCGATTGGGTTCTGACGAACAAAACCTTGAAACAGATAACTACGCTTCTTCCAATACTTGTTTGCCATTTCTTTGAGAGTATCGTCTTTATACCAAGGACGAACTTCTGCCAAGATCGGGCAGTTGTCTCCATACATTTCTACGCATGGGACTTGAACGATAACTTGCTTTGCATTTGGATCACCCTTCACGCCATTGAAAGGCAACTTGATGATCTGACGTTCTACCCAGAAAAATGTGTTGCTGTTGTTTGCGTCTGGAAGGAAGCGAATAGTAGCAGTTGTACCTTCTTCCATGTTCCAGTGTGGGTAGATTGCGTTATCTGATTGGGTGCGTTGACCCTGACCTGTTTTCTTACTTTCTTGTGCCGCGAGACGGGCACGGATATCTGCTAGACTTGCCATTTTGTTTCTCCTTTAAAAAATGCCTAATTTGAGCCTAAATGTGTTTTATGTTTTGTTGTCGGAGACAACTAACACATGATGACATTATACACTAACGTCATCGTGTGTCAATAATACTTATACCCTATTGAAGAGTAAAATATATTAATTTATTGAGTATTGGGTGAATTACTTCAAGCCAGCCAAACGTTTGATATCTTCAAACTCACGACTTTCGCTTGTACCAACTAATTTACCTACAGCGCCTTTTGGTCCTACTTTCTCAGTAGGGCCTAATTGACCTACACGCTTTTGGTCAGCATCTAAATCTTCTGCTACTGTTGGTTGTTGTGCTTGTTGCCACTGTCTTAATGTTCCCTTAAAGGTGCCTGCTCGTTGAGCAGCCGACCATGCTTTAAAGGCTTGTCCTTCAGGGCTAGCTTTCCAGGCCGCCGTAGAAGCCACATCAGCTTTGGCTTTATCACTAATAGGTTCGCCGGTTACGCCATCGTAATTTCCAGACTTAGTAGGAGCAACTGCTGGCTTTGCTGCCGGTGCTACAACCTTTTTAGTCATATCCATTGTGCCACCTTTTTTCACAACGCCTGGCCTTAACCCCATGGCAACTTGTGGCTTACCAGTGTTTGGATCATATCCTTGTGGTGCAGCCGCAATTCTTGCTTTAGTTGCCGCATCTGGAACTACTGGGGCTGCCTTAGCAGGGGCTGCCGGTGCTGCCGCCGGTTTGTTGAACATACCTTTAGCCTTGTTAATTATATTACCAACAACGCCTTCATCCATATCTTCTTCTTTGACTTCATCTTTCGGTACAGCCATTCTTGGCTTACCATGTTGTGCGTGTTGTGGAATGCCGGCTTTCTTTTGTAAGTCTTTTAGTAGTTCTTCATCGCTAGGTGCCATGTAGTCAACAACTTTCTTGCCGACCTTCTTAAGTGTATCGACTACACCTTCATCAATATCACCCATGAGATCGTCTGATACTGTATCCAATACTTCGTTTTCTAATTCTTCATCAATATCATCATTTGTGATATTTAGGCGATCCATTACTATTTGTGCTACTTCATCTGTATCTAACTTATATGGATCGTCCATCATTAATTGAAATTCATCGATGGCGCGATATACATCATCGCTATTCAAATTTTTCTCACCACCTAAACTATCTATGATTTGATCAGCAACTTCACTACTCGGACTAAATCCTTCTTCAATACTATATCCATGTTCTCTAGCGCGACCTACTGCTGATTGTCTAAATTTCTTTCTTACACTTTTCATGACATCTTTGACGCCTTCTTCCATATCATCTTCAGCCAAATCAAATGCGTTTAGATTTGACTTTTCTGTGTTTTGATTATGCTTTAGTGTCATTGCACCCGGTGCTTCATCAAGTTCATCTATTGCGGGTTCGGCTAGTGTCTTTGTAGTTTCATCTTCTTTTTCTTTGAGGACATCATTCTCTGCATCTGTTACTGCCTTTTCTGCATCGGCTTCGATGTTTGAACCTGCATTAGCAACATCGTTCATGGCGCTATCAATGTCGTTTTCTATGATCGATGATGCCCATTCATCTAGTTCTTGGACTTCATTCATCTCAGTGATGTTCTTTGATAGTCTCTTCAATATAGGCATCACGCTTTCGATGCGCGGATCTAATGTCTCTTCTACGAATAATTCATTCAATGATGTATCATCATCTGCTTCTTCGTTGAGTACAGGAGTATAACTCTCAAAATATTTGTTATAACCACGATGGCTAGTCAAACCCTGCAATGTCATGCGTAGGTTGTTATAGTGCATCAACCCTTCGTTGACTAGTCTAAGCGCAGACTCATTGAATTGTCCATTGCGTGTGGCACGAACGAATCCTGCCATACTTGTATATTCTTCTACTAGTGTAGTGATATGACGACCTTTATCATCGTAAGGTGTACCGCCTTCTGCGATATGGCGTGCGAAAATTCTTGCTAAACCAGGGCGGTTAGTTGGTAACAAGAATCTTTCACCGCCCGCGTTTTCTACGAAAATCTTAGCAATGTTACGGAAACGCTGTTCACCTTCTTCAAGTTGGCGAGTGTGTTGAATGATAAGTTTGACGGTTGGGATACTGTCACTGTAACTTCTCTGCTTTCCTAAAGCATAATACCCTTCATTTAGTTGATCTTCTTTCTTTTTCATTGCCGTCCTCTTTTTCATATCGCTTACTAAGCGGTCTCTGTTGGTAACTTCCCATCTCAATGTTTGTTTTTGAGCCCAAGTTTTCCAGAACGAATTAAAGTTCTCAAACTTAGGTAAGTTAATAAATTTATTATCAGCCCATAATACTAGTTGACCGTCTAAAACCGCCAACCAAGCATTGCCTTCTTTACCGTCATTATCGGTAAAATATATCTTGAAAACATCAGCGTCGGTAATCTCTGATTCTTTACCCATGCTATCTAGAGGGTCAGGATTATAACCCTGAGCATACAGGTTATCATAAAGATTATTGTTTAGTGTTTGGTTAGTAATGGGCATAGAAGTATTTAGTGTATTTTAACTGATTACTGCAAAGAAAGGCAAGGGCGGGGTGAACTCTTCGTGATCGCGCATTCTACCCTCGATATCTTGGTGGAAATCCTGCAATTGTTGTAGCATTCTGACTATCAATAATGAGGCCATGACAAGATCATCGTTATCCCCCACTTTAGCGGCGTAACTTCCACCTGCGGCTACGAATGTCTTGAGTTCCGATATCAAGGGACGACTATAGATAGTCATCTTTTTACTTTCTAATAGTGTCTTAAACTTAGCACAAGCGGTCAATTTGACTTTGTGACTAGTGTTGAATCCCCTGCGCTTCTTTCCATATTCGCTGAAAAATATTCCCGGGATATTAGTCTCACCGAATTCGTTTAATGATATCAATGCCGCTTCGCCTATACTATTGTTTTCTAGGCTATAATATATATTGTTGGGTTCCCCCGTACATTCTACGATATATTTGTTTATCTCGCTGAGTAATTTGATCTGTTGAGGTATCTCAGTCTTGTTGTGCTTCCACTCACCTATCTGTGTAGTAGTAGTTGCTTCGAATATCTGTATAGCAGCCGGATCACTACCTGTACCGAGACTTGGATCTAGTCCTACAACATAGATATTACCCTTTGTAGGCTTCTTGTACCAGCGTACTTGACCCATGCGATGTATGGGTTCTACCCCTTCTAATTGTATCAGTGTGTTAGGATTGATTAGTGTCTCATCTGCGATGATGAACTCACAACCGATTTCACGATTGAAACGATCAAGACCTAACTGATTCTTCATCTGTTCAGCCCATGCTTCATCACGACCGGGCTGTTCATTCCAATATGATCTATATGCTTTGAATCCGTTCTGTCCTACTGCTGTCTTGTTGCCGAATTCATCTTCAGTCTTATTAGCACCCTTCCATATCAATGCGAACTGATCTTCGTCACTGTTTGGGGTACTTGTAATGATAGCCTTACCACCAGTCGCTAGAGTCGGTGTGATAGAAGTCCAGAACTGTT